TTCCACATTTGTCATCACCACCAATTCCTGTTGGTTTATCATCTTTATCATATGCTTTTAAACATAAAACTTGATCTTTTCCGAAATCTTTTCCAAATGTAAATGGACGAACAAGTTGTTCTTCTTTAACAACTATTTTTTCAACAAGTTCATGAACCGTGTCTGTATGAGAAATAAACATTGGATAAAACTCGTCATCTTCTAATGAGCCTTTTGTTGCGTAAATATTATTATGATCATCGTAATTATAAATCACACCTTCCATACCCTCAAGAACTGACAATATGTATTCAACCATTTTACTTTCTTTATAAGTCTTGGTTGGGACAGATAAGAGTTCTTTAAATTTTTCTATATTCATTTTATATTATTTCTACAAATATAGATTTATTTTTTGACTATACAAAATATTTATTAAATAAATTACAAAATTATGAATAGAAGTTATAGCAAAATTAGACACATTCAAGAATCAAACTTGATGTTAGAAAGTAGAAAACTAAAAGAAAAATCAAGACATTTGTTGATGGAAGGTAGTGAAAATGGACAATTACCAATAATAGTAAACGTTCCTATCAAAATGGATACAAACAATAAAGAATATTTTGATAGTACTTCTTCTGTTAAAGTTAAAATAGAAGATTTTATGACAAATAAAGTTTTGAATTTAGATGAATTTAAAAGTATTGCGAGTATAAAATTTGGTGAAACTCAAATATTAACAGGAAGGGCTCTTGGTAATAATCAATATCAATTTATAACTAGTGATAAAAATTTACAAAACTATTTGATTGGAAATATGGGTAAACAATATAACCTATCTGAAGAAAGTGGAGTCGTTATAAGTATGAATATGAGTAATGGTGAGGTAAAACCATTAAGATGTATGGTCAAATTTGTTAAAAACATTATACCACCAACTCAAAAATAAATTAAAATTAAAAACCCCAATCTATAAAAGATGGGGTTTCTTGTTTTATGAAGATTTGACAATATTAAACTTTGTCATTTTTTTAACGGTGGTCATTTGGTTGGCATTCCAATACCACAAAACATTATCACCGTCATAGCCAATATGAACAATTAAACCATAATCAAATCCTTCTTCCAATATTTTTACCACAAAAAGTCCATCGCCAGCACGAATTACATCAACAGGTAAAACACTTAAAAGTTCTTCACCAACAAAGTAAGAAGATGTCTTTTCATCTAAATCAATGACATATGTTGTTTTTGTGACCTCAAGCTCACTAACTTCATCAGGACTCATAAGTACTGAGTCTAAAGTTGTATTTCTATAAGAAATTAATTCTTGCCTTTCGAAAATTTCAATTACTAATTTTTGAGAAAAACTAAATGAATATAACAAAAGACCGAAGGTTAAAAGAAGTGTTTTCATGTTTTATTCGTTTATTTCTACAAATATAGATGAAAATTTGTTAATAAAAAAATTATTCTTTCTTTTTTCTTCCTTTTTTTGGTTTTTCTTCTTTTTCTACTATAATGATTTCATCATTTCCAACTTTAAAAACATATTCTTTATTTTCTTCAATTTCTGACATTAATATTTTTTCTGAAATTAGATCCTCAATTTTTTCTTGAATTGCTCTTTTTATAGGTCTTGCTCCAAATGTTTCATCAAAACCTACTTTAGAAATATATTCAATTAAATCTTCGTTATAAGAAAAAATATAATTTTTTTCTAAAACTCTACTCAATAATTTATCAATTTCAAGTTTTGTAATTTGATCAATATGACTTTTTTCTAAACTATTAAAAATAACAACGTCATCGATTCTATTCAAAAATTCAGGAGAAAAAAACTTTTTTAATTCTTTTTTCAAAACATCTTGTTTTTCTTCTTCTAAAACAACATCACTTTTGTTTGTTTTAAATCCCATACCTGTTCCAAAATCTTGTAATTTTTTAACTCCGATATTTGAAGTCATGATAATTAAACAATTTTTAAAATTAATCTTACGACCTAAAGCATCTGTAATATGTCCATCATCTAATAATTGCAGAAGTGCTGAAAAAATGTCTTTGTGTGCCTTTTCAATTTCATCAAACAAAATAACTGAGTATGGTTTATTTTTTACTTGTTCTGTAAGTTGACCTCCTTCATCATAACCAACATACCCTGGAGGAGATCCAATTAATCGAGAAATTGTATGTTTTTCTTGATATTCGCTCATATCAACTCTAATCATATTATCAGGACTTCCAAAAATTTCTTTTGCCAATTGTTTTGCTAAATAAGTTTTACCAACACCGGTTGATCCTAAAAATATAAAAGAACCAATTGGTTTATTTGGGTCTTTAATACCAATTCTATTTCTTCTAATTGCTTTTGAAATTTTGTTGACTGCGTTTTCTTGACCAATAACTTTTGAATTTAAATTTGAACTTAAATTAATTAAATTATTTTTTTCATCAACATTAATATTAGAAATAGGAATTTTAGTCATGTTAGACACAACTTCATATATAAGTTCTTCAGGTATATTTCTTTTACTATTTTTTAAAGATTCTTCAAATTTTTTCTTTTCTAAGTCAAGTTTTGAAATAACATTTCTTTCGCGATCACGAAGTTCAGCCGCTTGTTCGTAATTTTGTTTTTTAATTACGTCCATTTTTTCTTTTCTAATATTATTTGCTTCTTCTTTTAAGTCCTCAATTTCTTTTGGTAATTTAACATCAATTTGCATTCTTGCTCCAACCTCATCCAATATATCGAATGCTTTGTCAGGAAACTCTCTATCTGTAATGTATCTATCGGCCAACTCAACAAATATTTTTAAAATATTTTCATTATAGGTAACTTTATGGTGGTCTTCGTATTTTGACTTACTTAACATTAAAATTTCTAATGTCTCTTCTTTTGATGAAGGATCAATCACAACTTTTTGAAAACGTCTTTCAAGAGCTCCATCTTTTTCAAAGTTTTTTCTATATTCATCTAATGTTGTTGCGCCAATACATTGAATTTCTCCTCTTGAAAGTGCTGGTTTAAATATATTCGAGGCATCTAATGAACCTGAACTATTTCCTGCTCCCACTATTGTATGAATTTCATCAATAAACAATATAATATTTTTGTTAGTTTGTAATTCCTCAATAATCACTTTCATTCTTTCTTCAAACTGACCTCTATATTTTGTTCCAGCAACCAAAGAATTCATGTCTAAAGAGACGATTCTTTTTTCCATAAGGTTTTTTGGACACTCTCCATCATGAATCATCATTGCTAAACCTTCTACAATTGCAGTTTTTCCTGCGCCAGGCTCACCTATTATGATTGGATTATTTTTTTTTCTTCTTGACAAAATTTGAGCAATTCTTAAAATTTCTTTTTTTCTTCCAATGACAGGATCTAATTTTCCTTCTTGAGCTAATTTATTTAAATCTTTACTAAAATTATCTAAAACAGGAGTTGTACTATCACTCTTTTTTTTAGATTTGTCATTTCCTTCGTCCATAAATTCTAACATAACTTTTTTTTATAAATAATAATATTAATAAAATAAAAAGTCCATAATTGTAATTTTGTCAGTTTTATTTTTAAAAAACTTGTGTTTTACTGACAATTTGTCAGATAATATTGGTTGGTATAATTTTTCATATAAAAAAATCAAAATAAACCTATAAAAAAAATAAAAAAATGTTTAATTGGAACGAATTTGACAAATTATTAAATGAAATTTTTTCTTCATCTTTCGATGATAAAAACTGGACTAAAAATACTTATAGATCAAAAGATGGTTTGTATTCTATGTCTTTTATGACAAGAAATTTTAAAAATGAAAAACCTACTGATGAATTATATGTGTTAAAAGAAAAATTAAACTTGGCGGTTAGAGTAGAAAACTTTGAAGAAGCGGTAAATTTAAGAGATGAGATTAAAAAGTTAGAAAAAAACAAAGAAGAGTTATCAAAGTTAAAATTTAAATTGGACGAATGTATTCGAACCCAAGACTTTGAAAAAGCGATACAATATCGAGACCAAATAAAATCTCTTAAATAATTTAATCCACCTTTGGGTGGATTTTTTTTTATTTACATATATTTATTATCAAACACAAAAAATTATGAATGTAAATAGATTTAAACAATTATTAGAATCAAAGTTAGGTAATGTCAGACCTCTATTATTTGAACAAAATCCAACTGGAAATACTCCTACGCAAAATGTAGACCAAGGAAAAACTGTAAAGGTTAATGGGATCCTTGTACCAACATATGACGAATCTACAAAAAAAGAAAAAACTAAAATTAAAATATATGATCAAGCGTATAACAATTTAGGAAACAATAAAATTGGTTTAATTACTAAATCGAATTCATTTAACGATGAGGAATTATCTATAAGAATAAACGATATTGACTATAATGTTGATTGTCAAGACATAGGCGCAATTGGTGCAAACGGAAAATACACAATAGAAAAATTACCCCCAATTGTTGCAGGTCAAGGAAGTTTTAAAATAAAAGATGAAAATATGAGATTGATGTTAAAAAGGTTTTGTAAAGCATATTTCCCTAACCCAAAATTTGAGTTCTATTGGGATGCATCATCAGTTCAAGACTACGACAATTAATTTTTTTTATTCACTTTTTTTTTTCTTAAAATAACTTTTTATATAAAAAAAGTAATGGCAATAACAAGTGAAATAATTAGTGGAACAACAATTTTAAACGAAGTTCAATCATCAAATATTGTAAGAACGGAGTACGACACTTCAACAAAGAAAATGATTGCAGAATTTAAAAATGGTATGAGATATGAATATGATGATGTTCCACACCAAAAATACACTCAATTTAGAATGGCTGAATCACAAGGAAATTTTTTTAATAAAAACATTTCTAAAGTTCACTCATACAAGAAACTATAATTAGAAAGTATTTATCTGTATGGATACTTCAGATATTATAAAAAGTTTTGAATCTCAAGATGAACTAAATCCAAAAATTTGGAAAAAGGAAGGTAATTCATATGTAATGAAACCTGAAGTTAGAGAAAGGTTATTAGAAATTGCAAATCAATTTTTAGATTACATTGGAATCGAAATTTTAGTTACCGACATTGTTTTAACAGGATCCTTATCAAACTATAGTTGGTCAAAATATTCTGACTTTGACATACATATCATTATAAATTATAATCAGTTTTCTTCGTCCAACATTGAATTATATAAAGAATTATTTAATTTAAAAAAAGCATTATTTAATTCAAATCACGACATAACTTTATTTGGTTTTGAAACAGAACTTTACGTTGAAGGTGAAGAAGACTCCCATTTTTCAAGTGGAGTTTATTCATTATTATATAATGAATGGCAAAATGAACCAAAAAAAGAAAAAATAAAAATTGATAAAAATACCATACAAAGAAAGGCAAAAAAATGGATGGAAATTATTGATGGTGTTTTAAATAATATAGAAGATGAAGATATTGATTATGCTAAAGATATGATTGAAAAATATAAGGAAAAATTAAGAAAGTTTAGAACCTGCGGACTTCAAAAAAATGGAGAGTATTCTTCAGAAAATTTGGTTTTTAAAATTTTAAGAAGAAATGGATATTTAGAAAAATTAAGGAGCGCTTCTAAAAAAATGTTAGAAAAAAAATTATCAATGAAACAGTAAAAAAATAATTGGTAAAAATATTCTACAATAACGATATATTTATTAAGAAAATAATTTCTATTTAAAAATAAAAAACATGGGAGGAATTAAACCTATTGGAAGTGAAAAACTTGAAGGGATGGACAAACTTAGACGAATTATGGAAATTGCTCGTTATAAGGAAAATACCCCACAAAAGTTAAATGAAACCAAATCTACAGAATATAGTATTAACTTAGCAGACGGCAATCTTTACCGTATTGAAAAAGAAAGACTTGGTTATATAATTAAATTGGCAATTAACGAATCTGATTCTGTTTATATTGACCCAATGAAATCAAGAAAATATTACAATTCATATTCTCAAGCACTCAAGCGACTAAATTTGATGGCAAAAGAAATCAATGTCTTACATGAAAATGAAGAAGGTATCTCGCTTTTAGGTGAGCAAAAAAAAAAGTTCATATTAAAAACTAAAAAAAAGAAAGAATCCAACCAAGAGGAAATGCCCTCTCCTGATATTATGGGAGGAGGAGCACCACCCCCACCGCCGGCAGATATGGGAGGAGGAGCACCACCCCCACCACCGGCAGATATGGGAGGAGGAGCACCACCACCGGCAGATATGGGAGGAGCACCACCACCGGCAGATATGGGCGGAGGAGCACCACCTGCAGATATGGGAGGAGGGGCACCACCCCCACCACCAGACGATATGGGCGGAGGAGCACCACCACCAGACGATATGGGCGGAGGAGCACCACCCCCACCACCGGACGATATGGGCGGAGGAGCACCACCCCCACCACCAGACGATATGGGCGGAGATATGCCAAAAGATATGGGTTCTGAAGAAGATAACAATAATGAAGGAAAATCAAAAGAAAAAAAAGTTTCTGATTTAAAAAGAATACAAATTTTAGTTGGCAAATTGGCACAAAAAATTAGGTCTTATGAAGAAGAAAAAAACCTATCTAATAAAGAAATAAAATATATTATAAATTCTATTTTATCTGCAATTGATGTTGATGCGTTAGACGAAGATGATATTGAACAAATTATTAGCAAATTAGAAGGGACAGGGGAAGAAGACGAAGAAGAACCTGACTTCGAAGAAAATTCTGAAGTTGAGTCTGGAGTAGCTCCAGAACCACCACAGGAACCCGAAATGGCTGAAGGATATGATAACTTTGGTAAAGCTTTTCAAGATTATATGGGAGCGGCTTTAGCTTCAGGAATGACAAAAAAATTGACACATAAAGAAGATTTTAATATTGATGATGAATATCACAGAGAAAGAAGAAAGGGAAGAAAAAATTATCCTAATGTTGATAGATTTACTCATGGAACTTTTGCTGAATCAGAAGTTGATAAATTATTGTCAAAATATTTTATTTTTACAGAAAATGAATTTGAGTTAAACAAAACAAAACAAACTAAACTCTATCAAAAAAATAAATCCAACATAATGAGATTGTCTGAGTCAGAATTACAATCAAATAAAGCTTTTGACCTTATTCGAAAATACCCAAAAACAAGTTTAATAGGAAAATCAACAAAAGGTAATTTAATTTTTAAAAATGGAATAAATGAAATTAAAATAACCAAAAACGGAAAATTGATATGAATCATTTGATTTACATAAATGGTTTGGGTCCTAACTATAAAGGTGACAACATTTATGAATTTATTTTTTCTGACACTTTGGAAGTTTTTGGCGAAAATTGGGAATCAAAACCGGCAAATAGTTATCCAAATCCTCCCGATTTAGAATATATTAAAAAAGTCGGGACTTTGATTAACGAAGAAATTAATCTCGAATTAATTCAAGATTCAGATGTTTTTTCCCTTATTGATTCTATGGACGGAGTAATTGCTTTAGGTTGGGAAAAAGAAAATGACGAAAAAGATTTTTCTTTAATTAAAAGATTGGTATTTCATTTTGGAGAATCTGAAGAAGATGTCAAAAACAAACTATATGAAAGAGATATAGTATTACAATTTGAAAAAAATGTGGTTTATGAAAACTAATAATAAAGTTAAATTTCTTTTGCAAAACGGTGTTTCTAAAACAACCATTTCAAAAATGAATGCAGGTCAAATTAATCTTTTGGTTGAAAGATTTAAAAAAGAAACCAAAGAACAAACACAAGTTGTAACGCAAGTTTTCGATTCAACTAAACCTGATCAAAAGGCAAAACTAAATCAAATGTTGAAAGACCCATCAAAACTACAAGGTCAAAATATCGAGGTGAAAGAAGACGAAGAAGATTCTGTAACATCATCAAATGTATTTTCAAAAGATGTTTCACAAAATTATACTGATCAACAAGCACCACATGATGAAACATCTATGCAAGATGATGGTATGGGTGATGATTCAGGTGAAGATAGATCAATGATGGGTGTGTCAGAATCTGAAATAACCGAAAAATTTGAATCAAAAGCCCAACAAGGTTTATTTTGGGCTCGATGTAATAAGTGTTCCTCAAAAAATTGTAAATGGTGTAAAATGGCAAAAGAGTTTTCAGACTCAACATCAAAAAAACAATATAAAAACATGCCAGAAAAAAAACATCCAGAAAAAACGGTTAAATATAAAAAGAAAAAAACAAACGAAGAAATACAAAAAATTTGGGAAAATGAAATTTTAGAAATGTTAGAAAAAGAAAAAAAAAATAAAAAATCCAAATCTTTTATACTTCGTAAACCAAAAAAAATGACAATGTTTTCAAATGAAGCTCCCATGAATTTACCAATTGCAAAGATGTTTTCAATTGGTAAAAAGTAATCTTTACAACAAAATCCCTTAAATGATATTTATACTATATGGGGTTATCTAAAGAACAAGTAATGATTGAATATGTGAAGTGTATGAATGACACTCCGTATGCTCTTAGAACGTATTTACAAACATACGACAACACGGTTTCAAAATACGTTCCTTTAGAATTATTTCCCGATCAAGTTTCATTATTAAAAGATTACGAAGAATACGAAGAAAATATTGCTTTAAAATATCGTCAAGCGGGAGTATCTACCGTAACGGCAGCATGGATTTCGAAAAGATTGGTTTTTGCTAAAAAAAATCAACCTGAAAAAATTCTTATAATTGCCAACAAACTTGACACATCAATGGAAATGGCAAATAAAATTAGAACCTTTATTGACCAATGGCCTAATTGGGTTGGTGCAGGATTTGCTGCTGAAAAAAATTCACAAAGACATTATAAACTGTTAAATGGGTCTGAAGTTAAGGCGGTTGCCACCTCAAAAGATGCACTTCGTGGATTTACCCCTACAATTCTTGTTTTTGACGAGGCGGCATTTATAGAAGCCGATAATGATTTTTGGGCAGCTTGTATGGCATCCTTATCTACAGGAGGTAAAGTAATTGTAATATCTACACCAAATGGATATGATGCAATTTATTATGACATATATGATCAAGCACTAAAAGGAATGAACCAATTTAAAATATCTG